CCTGGCCCCATCGCGCCGCGAGGGTCGCCGCCGCCGTCGCGCCGCCCGATGGGGCCAGGCGCCCACCGAGGCCGGTGATAACCACCGTTTCGCCCGGGTCGCGCTTGGTGATGGTCATAGCGTTCAGGGTGGCAAGATCCACATCCATGGCCGTCCCGCCCGTCCCGACCGCGCTGGTGCGCTGGAGGAACAGCGCCACGGCCAGCGCGCCGGTGACAGCGGCAGAGGCATCCGGGATGGCGCGCAGGGCCCGGAGCGTGATGCTACGGCCGGTCGCGTTCCACACGTCAAAGAATTTCTTGGAGGCGCCCGCCGCGCTGCTCGGGACCAGGATGCGGTGCGAGGCCGGCGCGCCGCGCGTGTACATCGGGTTTGCGCGACCGACCGGACCGGAGTTTGTGGCGTCGCCGTCAGCTTGTTGGTGCGTTACGGCCATTGTCAGGTCCCCCGGTTCGCGCCGATGCGCGAGGAAAACTACACCATTTCGCCCGTATTTCCAGCAGGGCTATTCTGTTCGCCCAGCACCTTGGCGCTATAGGCCGCGATGTCAGCCTCGCGGGTGTCTCCGAACGCCCAGCGCATGACCAGCACGTTCAACGCCACGTCGCACGCCGCGCACAGCGCCCGATACCGGGTGCGGCTTCCCACGCTGTCCGCGCAGATGTTCCAGCAGGCATGGCCGGGCTTGCCGCAGCGGGCGCACGGGACGCGGCGAACGCCCGCCTCGGTGTACGGCTCGAAACGCCCGTCAGCCATGCCGGCCCCGCGCGATCCCATAGTCCGGAATCTCCAGATCCCGTTTCACCGGGCGCACCCGGGCGCTGCGCTTCATCATCAGGGCGTAGCGGCTGGACGAAATCAGATCGTCCCGCTGCTTCACGATCTTCCCGTCCGCCCGGTGGTACATCCGGCGTTCCTCCAGCCAGCTCTGGCAGGTGTCGAACACCTTCCATCGGCCAGTTTCCATCCGCTCGAACATATCCAGCACGCCGGCCTCAACGCTGTTCGTGCCGTCATCGAACGTGGCGCGGTCGGGAAGCATGTTCAGGCCCTGCGCCCGGTACTGCTTCGCCAGTTGCTCGCAGGAGCCCTTGTCGTGCTGGAGCCCGTCATGCGGCCAGGCGCACGGGATCCACGCGCCCCACGGCTTGATCGCGGCGGAATGGGTCACAGGCGACGCCTCGCGCTGGCGGTATTCCTTGCAGACGTAGATGCAGTCCGCATCCCGGTCCCATGCCAGATTGGTGGCGCCGAACGGGTGGTCGTAACCGAAGTCCAGCCCGTTGATCTGCGACCAGTGCGGCGGGATCACGAACGGCCGAACCGTTATGTCCTCCTCCGCGAAGGGGAAAATCAGACCCGATCCCATCATGGGAATGCCCTTGGCCCGGGCGTCGCGCTCATGCTTCGGGAACTCGGCCATCCGCGCGGCGGCCTGCTCCGGCGTGTAATGGCCGGCGTCCGCCAGCGTCATGTTCACAACGGCCTTGCTCATTGCGCAGCTCCGCCTATCGGCTCGTGGCCCTCGTCCTCGTGGTGCAGGACATCGCCCAGCCGGCGCATGTCCACCGCCTGGCCGCAACGGGGGCAGGTGTAGAAATGCTCAGCCTCGTCCGCCACTGGCGGGCCGTCGAACTGGCCGGGATAGGCGTTCAGGCTCATCGGTCGTTGGCCGGACGGCAGACGCCATCCACTCCGGCCTCTATCTCGCGCATCAGCGCCGCAACCGTGTGCCGGGAAGGGGTCTCGTGGAGATCGTGCCATTCCTCCGGCGCGGTGAAGGTGACGCCTAACACTTCGCCATGCATCAGCACAGCCTGGAACTGGAGGATCGGGGCAAGATCGGGGCGGCCGGGAGTCAGAAGCCCGCTAATCATGGGAGGGGATTCCGCAGGAGCGCCAGCACCACGCCCAGGAGCGTTGCCGCCATCCATGCAGCGTGCCAGAGCATCGTCCGATGTCTGTCTGCCATCACCATACCTCCCGGCCTACTGGCGCGCCCCAGTCTATCTCGTGCCCGCGCATCGTGCGCCAAGCGGAATGCTGGTGACGCTCCCGGCCCGGCGCGCCCTGCCGCTTATGCGGCTTGCACATCAGGCACCCGGCGCGGGTGGACTTCGGGCCCTTGCGTTTGTGGTGCGCCATCACGCCGCCAGCCTTTGGATTTCGGCCAAGGTGGCCGCGTTCTCATCCAGGAACGATTTCACGACCTGAGACATACCAAGAAGCGGGGTAAACGTCACCATGACCAGCCCGGCCTCCACGTTCGTCCGAGTCTTGCCCTCGCTGTAGATGTCCTCCGGCGGCTCCTCGTCGCACCAGACGCCATCCAGCGTTTCGCCCTGCCACTTCTCCCGGCCCTGGTCGTAGGACTTGAACCCGAGGGTGGATTTGCCGCCGCTGGCGTGGCGGACAACGATGCTATCCAGCGAATTGGCGGCCCCGTGCGTCCGTCTGGACCAGTCCACCAGCGCGTCGCCAGGCACAAGGCCGGTCCCCCACTCCTCCATCTGCTTCGGATCGCCCACCAGCTTTCGCTGCACGGTGTCCCGGGTGTTCTCGGTCGTGTTGGAGCCCGCCCACCAGCGGGTCGGACGCTCCCAGCGCCGCCCGCGCCACCAGTCCGGATAACGCCCGGTCAGGTGCATGGCGACCTCCGCCGCGCCGCAGTGCGTCTTGCCGACCTGGTTGGCCGCCATCAGCAGGCGCTCGCGGTGCGTCCGGCCCAGCTCATGGAATGCCCGCTGTTTCGGATAGGGCAGGTAGACCGCGAGCTGGTTGCGCCGGCGCCGCCGGTCCATCTCCTCGGCTACCGCCACCGCCTCCTCAAGGGCGCGTCTGGTCGCCGCCGGTGAGGGCTGCATGGCGCGCGCGGAGCTGGTCATCCGTCATGCCTTCATAGGGGTTGATCGTGTGTTCCTGCTTGTCCACGAGGCCCAGGTCGCGCGCGATGATGGCGTGATTCAGCAGATCGGCCGCCGCGCCTTCGAACTTCTGCGCCCTGATAACTTCTTCTACTTGGCCGCAGACTTGGGAAAAGTCTGGTTTATCGGCGTAGTCTTTCCATGTCGTCCGGTCGATGTCGAGGAAGATGCAGAGCCCGCCCAGCGTCATGGCGCGCATCTTGTTCACCCGGGCCATGGTGATTTCGCCCTGATAGGCGAAGGGCCGTTCCTCTTGCAGGGGATTGGCGTCCACCCACTCGAAATATTCGGCTGCGGCTTCGGCCAGGTCCCCGGGCGATTTGAACAGGGGTTTGCGGCCGTGGGAGCTGCGCGCCTTCCAGAACTGGTTGCCGACCGCATAGCGATGGCCGGGGTTCACGGGCTCCGGCGCTTCGGGCAATTCCTCGATTGGCTGCGGCTTCGGGGCGCGCGCCGCTTTGCCCGGGCGTTTCCGTGCCGCCTTTTTCGCGGGTTTCTTCCGCCCAGGCTTTTTAGCGCGTGCTGTCACGATGCTTCGCGCGCGGCGTCCACATCGCTGTCCGGCATCTGCGGCTGCTCGGGTATCCGAGCCAGCCAGAGCCCTTCATTCCATCGTTCCTGGAGCCATTCCCGATTTGCGACGGTGCGGTGTTCGGGCTTAAGGGCGCTCAGGTCCCAATGACCGTCACGATACTCGATGCAGCCGTAATCCGTCACCAGCACGTCGCCATCGCGCGGGTCGCGCAGGCCCGTCTCGGAGCTGGACGGGACCGGATGGGTTTGCGGGATCCAAGCGCCGCCCTTTAACTCGTGCGTGTCGCTCTCTTGGACGGCGACGCCCTCCAGATTCTGCTTCTGCTTCGCTGTGTCCTGCTGGAGGGCCGGGGGGTGTTGGTACGGAGCGCACTTCAAGACAGCTACAGCGTCGTCGCGCTTGAACACCACGCCCGCCTCCGCCAATGCGTCCAGCGCCTCCTGGGAGAGCGGCGGCCGGTTTAGGTCACTGATGGCGCACAGGGCGTTCGCTACGTTGCACGCCGCCTGGGAGAACCGCATGGCGTCCTGGGAGTCGGGCGCTTCGCTGGCCTTTTTCACCAGGGCGTCGATGTGCTGCTTGTCGGTCATTGGGTTCTAGCTCCAATTGAGGAGCGCCCACCTTAGACGAAAGCGGCCAAGTCGTTAAGCCTGACCGCTCACCTATTGAATTGTGACGGGCTCGCCGCCGAGATTGACCATCTCGTATTTCCCATATCGGGCGTGCGCGCCGGGCGGGATCACACCTGCCGGCGCCGGGGTCCAGTCGCTCTCAGGCGTCCAGATTTCAACCCCGCTGGCAGTGCGCGCCGCCGGGGAGACGAAGGCGTAGGCTTCGGGGCACGCCAGATGGTCCGCCTGCCGGTACGGGTTCATTTCCCGACACCACAACGCCCATGTGATGCGATCATAAACCGCCGCCCGAACCCCGGTCGATATGCCTATGATCGGGGCGGCGCTGGTTCGCCACTCGCGGAACGGGACATCCCGGCGCAGGCCGCCCTCACGATCCACCACAAAGAACCCCAGCGGGCCCTTGCCGATCATCTTCCGGAGCCGGGGCAGGCATTCCAGCGCAGGCGGGATGCGATGGCACGACCACAGCGGATCGGACAGCAACGCCACGGACAGGAGCCGGCCGCGCGCCACGAGGGCGCCGTGGCGATCCTCGCGGCCCACGGGCCAGCCTGTCCGTTGGCGCAGCCAGTCCAGCATCAGGCCGCCGCGATCACGCGCCAGACCAGCACGACCTGGCCGGTGAGCGCCACGGCAGGATCGCCGCTCGCCGCCCAGCCGTCCGCGACGTTCAGATAGACGTTGTGCGAATCGGCCGCCTTGATGACGAGCTGGGTTCCGAGGACGCTGTTCAGCGCCGTGCCGGTGACGTTCGTCGCCGTCTGGCCGGTGTGGATGTTCTCGAATGCGGCCGTGCCGCCCAGGACCGCGACCGCGCCGCTGGCGATGGTCGTTCCCAGCCCCACGTCCGGCGTGTCCGCGCCGACATTGGTCAGCGATTGCGTCAGGGCCGTCGCCAGCTTGGACGCCTCCACGAGGATGTCGCCCGGCGGGAAGGTATAGGCCAGCTTGCCAATCCCCAGCGACGCGCCACCGGCGATGGCCGGGATCGTGGTGACGGGGGTCAGGGTCGTGCGGTGATAATGGCCGTCGCCTTCCTCCACCGCCGTCCAGCCGGCGGCAGGGACCCCGTTATGGTTGCCGCTCTTGAGCGGTTGGGCGAGCGGGCGTTGCAGTGTTCCGGCCATGAGAGTTTCCCCGAGGGCAAAAGCAAACGTGTCCCGAGGACGCTACATGCGTTCTGCTGCAACACCAAGCGGAAAACCCTGCACTTTTTAGTTGCGCGCTATCTACGTCCCATGGCATGTAGGGTCTGGCCTATTTTTAAGAGGAGAGCCCATCCCATGCCGTTAGACTTCGCCGGGTCCCTGGACCTGATGAGCCGCAGACAGATTGAAGATTGGATCGGCCGCGCCATCGACCATCTGGACGCCATGGACGCGCCTTTCGAGGACTGCGAGCCGGAAGTTGACGCCAACAGCGGCGACGACGAGCCGGACACACGGGACCTGCCCGTGGACAACGGCGCGCCCTTCACCCTCGATCAGGAGCGCCGCGACGCTGGCGTGTTCGGCATGGAAAAGGGCAGCTCTGCCTATTGGAGGGGCGCATGAGCGCGCAGGTTTTTGCCTTCCCTGCGGAGCGCACGCCCGAGGGTCGCGCCGCTGCCGATTTCAAACGGTGGGAGGCAAACCGCTGCCCGTGGCAGGGCCTGTCGTTCTATCAGAAAAAGCTGCGCGGCGGCGGCGCGGACTTATGGGCTATCGAGCCCGAAGCCGACGATCCCCTAACCTTTGGCAGCGGGCAGGAGGTCGGCAAGGCCGCTGCGCTGGAATTTATCGAGCTGCTGGCGTCGCATGATCTCGCCGCGTTCCCCGTCAATCTGCTGGAGGCGCTGGGCCGGATCGCGGCCGATATGGGCGAGCATATTGCGAGGTCGGCAGAGGCGCGCAACGAACGCGGCCCCAGCACGCCGCGAAAGCGGGCTGCACGGTCGCGGCTGGCGTGGCTCCTCGGCTCGCAGGCGGGCTTTTTCGAGCAATTGACCCCGTTCCTTGTGATCGGCGCACACAATCGTCCCTGACCCCGCCGGGTGAGGGGTGCGCCGTGCGCCCCGATCCCCGCTGGATCGGCCAGCCCATTGGAGACCATGACCATGCAGATAGACACCAGACACGCCGCCACCCTGTACGCTGCGCTCTCGCTGTATGCGCGCCAGATGCGGGACGATCCGGACGGACCGGCGATCCCGGAGGCGGCGCTGGCGTGCGGCCCGTTCGAGGACCTGCAGCCGCTGACCGGCGACGAAGCGGACGCGCTGATCCAGCGCCTTGCCGCCGCCTCCGTGGAAGCGGAGCCCGAACCCGGGCCGGTCCCCGCCTTTTTCGACTCCAACGCACCCTGCCAGGCCGAGGCGCTGGCGCGGGAGCTGGGCCTGTATGCCGCCATCATGGAGCAGGCGGAGCGCGACGAGAGCGACGCGGAAAAGCTGGGCCCCGATCCGGCAGTGCGGCCGTGGATCCACAAGGAGGACGGAAAGATAGCGGACGTTCGCCACGAGGCGCTGGTGAACCTGCTCCTGACCTCGCACGCCAAATCACTCAACGGCGCGCTGGCGCAGATCGCCATTGCGGCGATCTACCTGGAGCGCGCCACGGATGGCGCCTACAGCCTCGGCCGCAAGATGGCTGACTCCGAGGAATGCGGTCGCGCGACGCTGGACAGCGAATTGGTGCTGGCCGCCGCGCTGGACAGCGCCTCATACGCGCTGATGAGCGCCGGCGCAGACCTGCCGCAACGGTTCAAGGATGCGTGGGGCCTTAATCCGCTGTTCTCCAACGCGCCTGTGACATTCCGCGTGGCTCGCCGTCGCGAGGCGGAGAACACGCGCCTGTCCGTCTAAGCGGAGCCTTCGCGGGATCGGTCGAAACCGAATACGGTTTCGCCTTAACCGAATACGGTTTGGGCGGCCTTGTTCGGTTTCACCGGTCCCGCCCGGGGTTCGCTTGGAGCCGCAGGAGAGACCGATGGGAAACAAGATCGACAATCATGTGGGCGCCCGGATGCGCCGCCGCCGGAAGGAGCTGGGCGTGACGCAGGAGGGGCTGGGCGAGGCGCTGGGCGTGACGTTCCAGCAAATCCAGAAATACGAGCGCGGCGCGAACCGCATGGGCGCGTCCCGCCTGTACGTCTGCGCGATCACGCTGGGCGTCACGCCCAACTATTTCTTTCAGGGGCTGGAGAGCTTCCTGGGCCTCGATGGCACGCACCCCGACGCCGCGCTGCTGGACATCGGCCAGCGGGAGGAGCCGCTGTTTGCTGCATGGTACGACGCGATAGGCGGGAAGTCCGGCCCGGACGCCGACGCGGCGCTGGAAGCCGTCTCCGCCTGCTGGCGCGAGGCCGCGACCATCCCAGCACGCACGATGGACGGCCTGCGCGTCAAGGCCGCGTTCGTCGCTCATATCCACGGCGAGGACGATTTGTCCACCGCCGGGTTGGCGGGCGGTTTCTTTGACGAGGACGATCAGAAATGCACGAACATCCAGCTTATGCTGGGAATCGTGTCCGACCTGCTCCCGCTGAAACAATGACCACCCCCGCGCAAGATCGCTGGCTGGCCGCTCAGGCGGCGTGGCGCGAGGCGGACCGGGAATGGATGGCCGCCGGGTACACCAACCGCGCCCGGCGGCGGCGGGACACCCTGCAGCCTGAGTACGACGCGGCGCTGGCGGCGATGCTGGCGGAGGCTCCGGCCTTCAACAGCGAATTGACAGCGGCCGGCGAACAGCTTGTCGTCCCGGGCACGGAGCAGAACGCGACGAAGGCCAGCGGCCAGCAGGGGGAGTTGTGGGGATGATTCATTCAGCTCTTGGCGTCGCGGCGCTTGGTTGCGCATCGGCGCTCTCCCTCTGGCTCTCCACGGCGCCGCGCTTGCGGGCCGGCGAGCGCGCCGGCTGGCAGGTGATTGCGCTGGTCGCGGGCGTCGCCTTCGGGTTCAGCGCCACCCTTCTGTGGGCCTCGTCTTAGTCCCAACCCCTTCGCTCCCGCGCGCGCCAGTGCAGGGCGCGCGGGCGGCGCTGGGCGGGCTCACCCTTGCTCGTCCGCTTCTGGTGGCTGCGCGTCGCGGTCCCGAGCTGCACAGTCTTAACCCCCGCCTGTGAGAACAGCAGAATGACGCCGGCCGAGGCCAGCCGCGTGGCGCCCATGCTCCATGCCGCTGTGACAGCCGGCGTGCAGATGATCCGCTCCATGTCCTCGAAAGACCGGCCCAGCTTCGCCAGGAGCCAGGGCGCCAGCTCTGCGTCCGTGATCCTGTTGTGCGCGCGCTCATCTATCGCGGCCAGGTCGCGGCGCTCCTCCTCGACATCGACGCCTTCGGCGCGCTCCAGCCAGCGCACTATGGCGTGCATGGAGACGGTCGGCTTGCCCGGCCGGCTCATCATGCGGACTCCTCGTTCGCGACGAAGGGTGCATAGCGGCCCGTGCGGAAATTATGCCGGAGCCGCACGTCTCCGGTGGGCCCCATCAAATCGAACAGCTTTGATTTCCAGACCCGGACCAGCGTTACATCGACGCCGCTAGTCTCGTCCCTGTGCGCCGTAACGCCCAGCTCCGGCTTGTTGCGCCAGTGGGCGGAACCGGAGATGTCGTAGCCGCCAGGGATACGGTTCGGGTCGCGCGTGTCGCCAAAATTCTTGGCTGGATGCGCGATCACGGCGACGTGGACGTTCATGCGCTGCGCAAACCGCTTGAGCCGCTTGATCGCGTGCGCGGTGTAATCGGTCTCCGACATGTCGCCGCGCTCGTGATCCATCTCGTTCCATGGGTCGATGACGCACATCGACACGTTTTCCCGGATGACCGCGATTTCCATCTTGTCCAGCATCCACTCCAAGGTCACATCATCGGAGAGCGACGGGCGCATGAAAACGTAATGCCGCTCCAGAAAATCGTCCGCCGCCTTCCACTGCGCAGCGTCGAGCGCGTGATAGGGCATCCGTCCTAGATATTTGGCTATGTCCCGGCGGAAATCCCGGCTCGGCTCCTCCTCGAACACCGCGAAGGCGTGGCGCCAGTCGTGCGTCATGGCCAGCTCGACAGAGACCGCCTTGACCAGCGCACTTTTCCCGTGCCCGGGAATGCCGGTCCAGACGCTCAGGTGGCCTTTGCAGATCGCGACGTGCTTCTTGAAGTCGTCGGAGAAAGAGATGCGATAGGGCATCAGCGGCGCCGGCGGCGGCATCTGCGATATGCGCCAGACGCCCTCGACATAGACGAACGCCGCGTTATCGACGGTCGCCTTGACGCCGCGCTCGCCGTACTCGTCCAAAACCTCGTTCAGGTCCTTAAGCCGTTCCCGGCCCCGCGCCGCAGGATCCTTTGCCTTTGGATAGGTCAGGAATTTACAGCGCGATTTTCCCAGCCGGACGGATAAATCGCTGAGCAGGGCGGAGCCAGCGTTGTCGCCGTCCGACGCGATGATGATTTCCCGCTCGTCTCGGAGCAGCGTCAACAGATCAGGGATGTAGGCGTAGCGGGCCGTCTCCGCGTCGCCCATCGCTTCGGCCGGTGCGCCGGCTGGAACGCTGACCACGCGCTCATATCCGCATTGCAGTGCGGCCAGGGCGTCCCACTCTCCCTCGGTGATGATGACAGGGCCGCCGAACTCCGACTCGCGCAGACAGTCCTCGTTCCATACGCACTGCACGCCGTCCTTTTTCTGGCGGTGATCCTTCCCCTCCAGCGAGCGGTATTTGCAATTAACCTCCTCGCCGTTCCGGCGATACGGCGCCGCGATCCAGCTACCTCTCCCACCATCGGGCCTCTCGCTTCGGAGCCCCATTCGTTCTGCCAGTCCGGCGTCCAGATTGCGCGCCGCGAGCCAGTCGCGGGCCGTCTTGTCCAGCATATGCTCCCTCCTTGTGTCCGCAGTTATGACAAAAACATGTATATCCACCGCCGGGCTCCACCTTGATCCGGAGGCACGCTTCCTTTTTGTTTCGGCGCAGGTGTGAACACAGCGGGCACCGCCGCTTATACTCACCGGGATTTGCGCCGGTCAGCCCGACTTGCTGCAATATGTCCAGCATCACGCCACCAGCGCCCGGAATTTATCTTGCCAGCCCTTCGGCATCTGCTCCCGCCAATTTCGGGGGAGGCTGTCCGCCTCGCGAATGTTCAGCTCCCGCCGCGCGAACATGGTCTCCTGGATGTCCGCCGGAGCAGAACGGAACCGATCATCCCAGGAGGTCGGCGCCGCTGTGGCCGCTACCGCCGTCGCGGCGGGCTTGCCACTGATCCGCTGCGCAGCGGCGCGGATGTAGGATTTCGGATCGGCAGGCGGGTCGGTCAACATGCCGGCAGCGGCGAGGAATACCGCGCGCTCGCCAAAATCTCCGGCCAGCTTCCCCACAAAGGCCCTCGCCTGCTTGTCTGTCATGCCGCCCGGTCGGAGAGCATCTAGGGCGGCATCCCACATGCGTTTCTTTAACGGCGTCGGCGGCGCGTCCGCCCCTACGGGAGTATTTCCCGTGATTGCATCGTTATTCTCGTTTGTCGCGGAGCTGTCGCGCTGCTGTCGCGCGCCTGCCTCGTCTACTGTCGCAAAGTCTTTCGGCTTCGCCTGATATTTGCTGTAGTTACATATGGTTATGACGGTCGGAGCTGTCGCGGTTGTTGTCGCGGAGCTGTCGCGGTTTCTGCGCACGATGGAATCGTTATCTTCCAGCCTTTGGAGGAATCGGGCGGTGCGATCCTTCGACCAACCCCACGCCTCCGCCATGAACCGGATGGAGTGGCAAAGCTCGCCGCGCCCCAGGTTCACCACATACTTCCCAACGCGCTTTTCGCGCGGCTTCCAACTCGCCTCGGTCAGGAGCCATAACCATGCGCCCCACTCGTCCGGGCCGCTGAAAAAGGGGTCCGCCACCATCCCCCGATCCACCAGCAGCCAGCCGGCGGGCGCGGCCTCATCCTTAGCCTGCATGGCTGGTTTCCTCGGGCGGCAATTCCGCCATCAGTTTTTTGGCGGCGGCGCGGATATTGATTTGGGCGGCATGGTGGAGCCCGTGCTGGATGTCGATGTCCGCCCGCGCCAGCAGGTCCAGAACCGATCCGCTCCGGGCGGCGCGCTCAACCTGAAAATCCGCCACGTCAGCCATGGCGGTGCTGCGTCTTACGCATGAAGAACATCTCCTAAGCGGCGGATGCGGCAGGCTCTTTCCGCACGGCTTCCATGTAGTCGTAAATCTTGTCCATCGTCGCGGCCTGCACGTTGCGGCCATCCCGAAGCTCAAAAACGAACAGGGGATCGCCTACGGCGGCGCGCCCAAAACTGGCCGGGCGCATATCGCGCTCGGTCAGGAAGGTTTCCACGTCCTCGGCAAATCGTTTAGCGATGCTCATGGCGCGAACATATGCCCGCCGAGACCCGTAGGGCAAGCCCTACCGGCACTGGACACGCGGCGAGGCGCGTCATAGGCTGCGCCCTACGCCAACCCATAGCCCTAAGGAGGATGTTTCACATGAAACAAGACGCCGCAGCCCTCGCGCTCCAGGCCCGCCCGCCGGTCGATCCGGACGCCTTTCCAGATCTTTATGCGCTGCGGGTAGACGGCGCCTGCATGGAGCCGATGTACCAGCACGACCAGGCGCTGATGTTCTCGAAAACGGAGCCATACGCCGAGGGTGATGCGATCCTTATTTTCCTGCGGCCGGAATGCGTGCCGCAGGGGCAGGCGCAGATCATCGTGAAGATCCTGTATTTCGCGACCGTCGCCTTGCCGGTGAACCTGGACTATTACGGCCCGCGCGGGAAATACGATCCGACCAAGAACACCACGGGCCTGAAACCGGCGCTCGCCTTGCAGATGCTCAATCCGCGCCGCGTGTTCTCCGTCCCGCTCGCCAGCATCCTCGCCATCCACAAGTGCGTCGGACCCGTACCTGCCGGTGTTACCACCACGCGCATGGCCGCGCCGGAGCTGGTGGCGACCGCGACCCGGAACGGGCGCCACCGCGCCGCCGTCCAGCGCAGTTTCGCGAAAGGCGGCCGCGTCGGCAGGCCGCGCACGGACGCGCTGCGCCTGCCCCGCGATAAGCCCGTGCCGCTGGTGGACCCGGCGACGCCGGAGACCCGCGCCAAGCAGCCGGCGCTGGCGCTCCTGCCGCACACGCTGCGCGCCTTCCGGGAATCGCGGGGCCTGACCGTCAGCGCCATGGCGGCGGCGCTGGACGTGAAACGCTGGAAGCTCCGCGAATGGGAGGCTGATGGGGCGCAGCCGCCGGCCGATCTGGTCCCGAAATTGAACGCCATGGGCGGGAGGTTTCTGCCGTGAAGCAATATGCGGTAATTATCGACCTTCTGGAGTACCGGGATTTCCAGCGCCGGCACGAGGACGTGGCGGCGCTGGAGACCTGCCTGCGCGGTCTCACTCCGCGCCGACCGAACCTGCTGCAGCGCGCCAGCGACGGTCTGCTGTTCAGCTATGCCATGGAGACCGACGCTGGCGCGGAATCGCTCGTGACGGCCATCAGCGCCTGTCCGGCATACCGTGAGGCGGATCAAATCCTGGTGCTGGAAATCGGCGCGGATGTCGCGGGGTCCGGGCGCTGGGCCATGCTGATTCGCGACCTCTTGGACGGACGGAAATAGACCATGCCGCTGCGCTTTCGCATTGCCATGCGGCGCCTCACCATCGGCCTGGGTTTCGCGGCTCTGGCGCTGATCGGGAACGCCATCGGTAGCGCCATATGGGAAGGACTGCGCCATGTCGGAGACTAAAGCCGCGCGCGCGGTGCGCCGCGCCGCCGCAGCGGCGAACCTGCGGGCGATCACGCCCGACCAATCGCCAGCGGAGCGGGCGCAGATCATCGACGCCTGCCAGACAGGGCCGGGCGGCTGGACCCGGGACGTGCTGGCGCATTGGGGCGTGCCCTG